AACTCCAATCCGGAGACAGAAGAGCCGCCGGAAGCGGTGACTACTATTGTCCCGCTCGTTGCGGCCACAGAAATCACTCGGTAAGCGAGAAGGAAGGTACCGGTACTACCAATAGTTATCACCCCAGATGACGTGTCATATAATAATGGCAGGCCAGATGGAGAGATGTTAAGGGTAGGCGCCGTGCCTAACATTCTAGAGCCAGTAATTGAACTACCTGAAGCTTGGTTGAAGGAGGATCCAAGAGCTGCGAAGGAAGACTTGTCCAACTGTGGAGTGCGAAGTTCAATCTCGTAAGAGACATGAAGTTCACCCAAAGCAGATGTGTCAGCGTTACCTTGTGTAGCTACAAAAAGATTACCAATATCAAAGGTTTTTATATCAGAGTTAGCCACACTCCCAATTCGAATAAATTTCTCAGTGATCTTGTTCATGGCCTGTGTACTACAGTTGTAGTGACAATCGGACCATGGAGCAGATCTGACAGCCCCTGAATAAGACATCAAAGATGTTTTATTAAGGGGTGCGTCATCCTGAGGATCGTAGTCAACGGCCATCATCAAAGTTCCATTAGTTAAAGTAGACTTTTCAGTTAGAAAAGAAAACTTCAAGCTCTTCATGACATAACTCTCGTAGAGAGGTGCCATGAGGGCAAGCCAGGGGAATGTTTGTTGAAAGCCGGGTTGGACTACGAATTTATTTGAATTGAAGTCAACTGAGCCAAAGATCTCAGAGATATACTCTGAATGTTTGACTCGGATATTTCCGTTAGGAAGTGACTTAAACTGTGGTTGAGGCATTGTCACCCTAGTTGTTTTTGCAACCGGGGCTACAATGACTGATTTTCCTTTGGAACCTTTATTATTGGTAGCCTTGGATTGTTGTTTAGTTGATGAAGTCATAATAGATTTATTTATATTTTTATTACTATACTCAAAGTTAATTTTGTATGGGATCCCTAGATTAATAACTAGGGACCGTACATTAGATATCTCCCTCTCATCTCCTCTTCTGATACCTCAAAAGTTTTGTAATACCTCCCAATCATGATCGCCGGTAGGCTTCCAAGTCACCGGTAGACCGTCATGACACGTTTTAAGTGCGACTAATCTAAGGATGGTTGTAATTAAACCTACAGGGGAAATTATTACAAAACTATCAAGAGTGATATGCAGACATTTTTTTGTCTGTAGAGCTTACTTTTGGTAACAGAAGGGGAATAGATGTGTGAGGGTGGAGCCGTGCGGTCTCTTGGCATTTTGTTTAGCACTAAAATAATAGTTTTGGTCCTTTTCAAGATATCAACCCCATGGTAGTTTAACGACATACCTAGGTCGAGACTGGATTACTCCAGATATTCATCCATAGAGAATGGGTGCTTTGAATCAAGTAATGGAGGATGGTCAGTTCCGGATGTCTTGGAACTGCCATCTTTAAATATAACATCAACTTCCTCAATGAGTTTAACACGAAGTTTCGTGTAGTAGTCGACCTTACGAGTTAGGATCTTGGTAATGAGTTCTGGGGATCTTTTGTCTAATGACAATTTCTCCCTAAAATCATTAATCACCTTAATGGGGAAACTAGTGACATAGGAAGGATTAATATCCTCCGTGTCAACAGTTCCCAGATTAAGATAACCAGGATCTTTCTCAATGATAGGTAGGCGCTCAAACTCATTTAGGGGCTGATGCTGTTGAATAAATCTGTATCTACCATAATGATACATATCTCTCTTTAATTTAAATGTGGTCGTATCCATTTTAGGAACTCTAAAAGAACTAAGTTTCATCTCTTTCCCACTTAAGGTGTGGACTTCTTTGAGATAAGTTTTATCTAAATACTCTGCTAAACGAAGCTGAAAGCTCGTAAAGTAGGTAATAGAACGAATCTCAGGGTAGAAGTCAAAACCACAACCTCCAAGAGAAGGAGAAATGAAGAGTGAAAACTCACCCTTATTAGTAATTTTAGAGATGTCCGATTTATGATAGTAAAGAAAGCGCTGATGGGTTCTTAGACGATCCTGGGATCCTTTCATTAGATCATTGTAGAGAGCGTAAAGGGGTTTAACGCCACTTCCACTCTCCGCGCCGATTAAAAGGCCTGTGTTCTGAAACCCAACTTCATTAACCCTCTGAGTGTCAATATTAAAATTGAAACCCTGAGAGTTGATCGTGAAGAAGGATTTATGAGCATAGTTTTTCCCCGGAGACAAGGAGAAACCTACTTCATTGACAGTTTCCTGCCAGAGTAAGTAGAACTCCTTGTTCGTTCTGAAAAGAATATCATCACCGTTTACCAATACGGGTAAATCATAAATTTTAAACTGTCTACCAAAATAAGTTTCCAAGGCCATCCAATATGCACAGAGATTAACTGCGCACAAGATTGGAAAAGAAAGGACGGAGCCCATAAGCTGTCCTGTCGTCTGAAGACGAGGGGAAAGCTTCTTATTGAAGGCACTGAATCGAGTTGGGTAGGTTAGAGTCTGTTCGTAAAGAACGGACCATAATCTGTCCTGATCATCTGAATCAAGTTTACTTCTAAGAAGGGCGCTTTCAAAAGCTTCCTTCGTATAGGATATCTTGAGATTATCTGTGGCTGCTGAGTAATCACCAGATACAAATAAATCAAATGGTTCGAAACATGTCTTCACGGGCTCAAAACATTTCTTTTCACGCTCTAGCATCAAATAGATGTCATTGGAGTCAACAGGCTTTCCGGTTAAGGAAAACTGTGGAAATTTATTAAGGTATGTCCAGAGCTCTTTTTGAAAGAATCTTCCAAAGTACTGATGGTAATCATTCCCTTTAGTGATGAGTCGAACCTTTAAAGGTTCAAGAATGGGAGCAACCATTAAGGTTGAATCCAATCTCTCGGGCTCAAATCGGGAAATAAGGTTGAGATCCGCTCTATAACTAGATAAACTAGGATAGGTCGGATCTCCCCGAAGTTCCCTGACTCGGCCAGGACGAGACTCATACATTTCGAGAAGATCATCATCAGGATGTATTAGGCGATTTGTGATAAGAGGTCTCTGAT